AGAAAAGGTTATGTTAGGTGATGGGTCTGACTATGTTACTACAGATATATTTGATGCTTACCAAACACGCGACCTTATGCGTGATTCACTAAAAGTATAGGAGTGTATCATGACGGTAGTAGTATGGATAGTTTTTATTATTTTACTTTTGAGTCTCATGGGGCGATTATGAAAGAAGAAATTATTTTAATAATCGGTGCGATGGCTTTTTTATTAACGATCAAACTAATGGGGTGGATATGACCAAAGAACTAAAAAAAGAACAACCTAAAGAAGAAGAAGAAAAAAACAGTATGGGGTGGAGTAGAGCAATTGATATTTTAGAACGCCACATACTTCATAAAGATTATGTTAGCCAGAGTTCATTAGAACTTGCTTTAGAACGCATTAAATGTGGATAAAGCAGGATAACAAAAGAATTGTATGCAACCTTAATTGATTGTATACTGTAATTATACTTGTTAGGTGGGAAAGATACGCCATTATATTTATATAAATGATGTGCATCCTATTAACCAAAGCTCTTGCGTGTATCGGTAACTTTGGGGGTATATTTAGGACAAGGTGTATTCATAATTTTAACACCTTATAAAATAAAATCGCCTTGTCCTTTTATTAACTTTATCTCTTAGAAAGGGGGATACTATGCAGTTTAAAATGATAACCAAACAACAGTATGATCAACTGTACAAACAACATGATCAACGATTACCACTTGATAAAGCTAAAGTAGTTGTCAAGTTATTTAATCCTACTGGGATTGGTACTTGGTGGCTTTCATCTGTTGACCCAACCAATGAGTTAGCATATGGGGTTTGTGAACTACATGAAAAAGAATACGGACCAGTTAGCTTAAAAGAGTTACGTGAATTACAACTACCTATGGGGTTGACCGTTGAACGTGACCAATGGTTTCCTACTAACGAATTTACATTACAAGATATTATGGAGGGTAAACATGAGTAAACAAGTTATTACTGAAGCTCACAAACAATTACAAAATATGTATGAGCCAATAGCAAAAATAATTACTGATAAAAAAGAAAAAGAAATTATTTTGTGTTTAATTCAAGATTTATCAGATAAATTACTTGACAACTTAAAGGAGGGTAAACATGAGTAAAAATGCTATGCACTATTTAGTTGATGTTAAAAAGGCTTGCCGACATATGGAAGTAGATCCTAAACCAATACTTGAGGATATGATTTCTGGTGATCATGAACATTTGTTAGAGTGTTACACTTTGTTTATAGATAACCCACTTGCTTGGGAGGAACGTCGTGAAAAATAAAGTAAAACCAACTATTAAAAAGAAACCAAAGATCATTTGTATTTTTGGTAATGAATGTGATTTTATATGGGATCATTTTGAAATGTCTAAAAGGCGTGCTAATGATCGTTTGTTTTTAAAATTTATAGAATATAAAGGAGAGTAATATGAATGTAGAAACTTTAATTGAAATATTAAGTAAAGTAAAAGATAAAAAATTACTTGTAAGTATTTCTGTTCCCTACAAAGGTGTTGATGATGAACATCATGATGAATATCCTAATTATTGGCTTAACAGTATATTTGTCCATAACAAAGGGGATTCAGGTTACGAGCAAAATGGTGAAGTTACTTTATGGGGGAGTGAAGAATAATGGAAAAGAAACAAAAAATATATATGAGAACTATTTACGAAGAAGGGGATAAGTACATTGATTTTGGTACAAGGGACACGCTACGTAAATGGAAAACAGAAAAAAGAAAATGGGAAAGTGACGGTAATGCCTGTGATCAAGATACAATAAAACGCGTCGCTACTTTTGATGGAACTAATTTAAATGAAATTATAGAATTAGTAAGTGAGTGTGCTAGGTATCATGGGAGTAATTAGGAGCACAAAAGAGTTTTAAACCGAGTATAATGAATGTATACTATTATTATATATAACATTTTATAAGGAAATATATTATGACAAAAAACGTAAGTAAACAATATGAAAAATCTATGTATGATCATTACACAAAACTACTTGGTCATAGAATTGTAGATTATTTTTTAGATTCAAGTGATCCAGATGTAGAACCCTTCCCGATCTTAGTAACTTCATACAAAGACAAATTGTATAACGTAATTATACAAAGAGATCCAGAAGGTAATGGAGGGGGTTTTGTAAACATAAATGAAATAAGTTTTGGAGGTAACTAATGACTAAAAAACCAGAAGTACAAGCGTACCCATACAGGGATTTTACCGAAATGGAATTACGTAACAATGTGTTAAAGGACAAGGTTTCTTTCAAAATTGTTGTGCCGTTAAACCCAGAGTTTGTAAAGTGCAAGAGTTGTGGTACGGACAAAGTTATCTACGACCAAACAGAAATAGAACAAGCATTTTATGATGAATTCAACGATTTTGTTGATAAAGTGTACAATGCACTTGGTGACAAAGTATTAATAAAAGAAGGAGGTAAAATACAAAATGAGTAAAGAATATAAATATACCTATAGTTTTAGTGAGCAAACAGTTGACACTAGATACTATAAAGTACAATCTAATAAAAAACTTACTAACGCAGAAATGATGGATTTAGGTTTTTCAACTGAGCTAAAAGACGGAAGTGTTTTTGAATGCGAAGATGGGAAGGCTACTTTTATAACCACTGAATTTGGAGATGATGCCCAAATAGAAATAGAACAAGGAGAGGAGGATTTAAAAGATGAGTAAATTAAAAGATATACAAGACGCATTGTTTTATATGGAAGAAGTACACGACTGTTGTGCATTTACCTTTCTTGATTGGAAAGGTAATGGCAAGTTCGGTAGATTTAACAACATGCCAATAGGAGAAAAAACTAAGATAACTGTTGGCGACAATATTAACGCAGTAATTGAAACACTAACTAAACTAAAAGAGGAGTTGGAATATGACGAAATTAAATAGCACTAACCAAACTGAAGTAGGGACGGTATTTTTTCAGTACATTAAAAAAGATTTACAAGAAATTTTAGATCTTGGAAAAGATTTAGAAAGCAAAGATCTACATGCTCGCGGATATCTCGGCGGACAAGTTGCTCTTGCACAAAGACTTATGCAATACGTTAAAACTACAGAACAATTTATGAAGGAACAATCATCATGACAACACAAGATATCAAATTTTATATTGACAAAAGTTATAACGACGTCATACAAGCTGGCATCACAACTGACCAAGCTCGTGAAATATACTTTGCTTTTGAAAATACTACTTTCGCACAACTACGCGATGAACTTGACGAATGGCTCGCCGTCAAGGAAGCTGAGCATCTTGCTTCAAATCCAGGTAGTGAGTTTTTTAAACTTGCTACAGTATTTAGAGAAATTACTTTATTAATGCAAAAACAAAAAGAGGTGCGTAAACATATGCTAAAAGAAATTATTACCCATAAAAAAGCCCAAAAATAGACGGTTTTAAAGCCCTTCTGACACTCATAATGGTGTGTTGGTAGGGTAATATACCCCAAGTACAATGGACTTTCCCTATATAGGTAGAAAATGAAATTGTGATAAATTTGTTTTTTATGATACTCCGATATACAATATATAGCTATATCCAATATATAATCTAACTTTCTAGGATCGCGCGGCGACTTACAGGATAAAATTAGATATTAACAAAATTTCATTTTTGACCTATTATAGTAAAGTAGGAGAAAAATAATGGCGATAGCAAAAGCAACTCACAAAAATAAGTTAGAGATAGTGGCAAATCCACGCAAAGAGAAAAACATTACTCCAAAACAAGAGGAGTTCTGCAAGATTTACGTTTGCGAAGACGTTAGTCAAACGGAAGCAGCAATCAGGGCAGGATTTTCTAAAAAATCGGCACACGCAATAGCCTCACAATTACTTGACTCTAGAAGATATCCTCACGTAATTGAAAGGATTCGAGATTTGAAGTTAGAATTAGCTCAAAAATATGAAGTTAGTTTTGAAGGTCACGTAAAAAAGTTATCTGAGATAAGAGATACCGCACTCCAACAAGGGGCTTACTCTGCCGCTGTCGCTGCTGAAAAATGTAGAGGACAAGCAGCAGGGATCTACATTGATCGTAAAGAAATACTCCATGGGAGGATTGACCAGATGTCTAAAGAGGAAGTCATGAAAGAAATTCTCAAAATCCAAAATGAGTACCCAGCTTTAGCAGCGATCGTAGAAGATAATGTTACCATAGACGCTGAGGTAACAGAAGGCAAATCCCAAGACAAAAAAAGATAAAGTAATTTAAGTCAGCTGATTATACTACTTGTATACTGTATATTATTAACAGTATTTTATAAGGAGTAAATTATGCAAGGATTTATATTAGCAGAAGGACCAGAGCAAACACACAGATTTAGGTTGCGTACTTTGAAAATGGGTTTGCAAGCTGAGTTAAAAGGTATGCGACTTACAAGAGGTAGAAGTTGCTACAGTATTATTAAAAAAGAGTTTGGCTTAAAAGGTAACAAAGAGAAAGTGTTACGTGAGTTTACTAAATTAATAGGAGAGGTGTAAAATGAGATGTACTAACAAAGGAATGCAAGGGACTTATAGTAATTATTACGATAAGGTTATATACCACGATTGTGGTACAACCCTACCGAGTGGTGAACAAGATTACTGTGAAAAATGTGAAAAGATTTACAGTAAGGACAAACCACAGTTAAGTAGATTAATTAATGAGGAAGCAGAATCTTATGGAGGGGGGTGTTATTAATTATGGCAACAAGATCTTTAGTTACTGTAAAAACAGTAGACAAAAATTTAGGTGATGTGTATGAGACAGTATACTGCCATTGGGATGGCTACCCAGAGCATATGCTAGGTAAACTCAAAGCATACTATAATAACTTTGATAAGGTTAAGGATTTAATGGTAGAGGGTGACAGATCTACCATAGAACCTGACGCAAAACTTTACAATGAGCCAAGCACTCAAGTAGTAGGTTTACAAGATCTAGTAAAAACTGCTTGGGATTGTAATGCTGAATGGGTATACTTGTATAATACTGACATGGGTAAATGGCAATACTTTGAGCCAAAACACCCAAGTAAGGTTGACATATTATATGGAGGTTAAATGCCTAGTAAACCAGAGAGCAAGTTTTGGAAACGATTGCAAAAAAACACCTTAAATCAGGACGTGCATTGGACACGCCTTGAGTCGTGGGCAGTCCCAGGAGTACCAGATCTACATGGAATTGTAAATGGGTACGCCTTTTGGGTTGAACTCAAGATTAATAACTTAAAGTCACTAAAGTCTATCTCATTATCGCCTTTGCAAATATCATGGCAGATCCAGTATTGTGATCATGGCGGCAAAGTCTGGAACTTGGTTGATCATCCTTCTTCCCGTACTGTTAATTTATTTTGGGGCGGGAGAGCGCAAGAATTGGCAATGCAAAGAGAGCCATTGACCGCGGACTGGAGTGAAAATTACGATACACTCTGGGGAGAGAGACTGATCAAATATATTCTAACACACTGAGAATCTTGGCACAAGGGTCATGGATCGTGGTTGATCGCCCGATAACATTTGAGAAAAAAACACTTGTCACTCCAGATGAGATCAAGATAGATCAACCTAGATCACTGAACATTTTAACCAAGCATGATGGTACGATCAACTTTGATCAAGGTAGATCAAGATAGATCATATAAGTTTTTTTCTCAAATTGATAAATTAGTGCTTGTTTATTGATTAATCTTTTAGTAGTATGAATGTATACAGTAATTATACTGTATGTTTTTATAACGACATAACAACTTTAGAAAGGAGTTACAATATGTCAAAATCATTAAAGGTTGTTGCACCTCAAAAGCAAACTACTATTAAAAGTCCACAGTTACTAGCAAACAAGGACAAGGAAATCACCGCAAAGGATATCGTTGATTTTGTTAACAATCACGGTGGTGGTCAGTATGCCAACGTCCTTATACAACCACTTGATAACGTAAACCTAAAGGACAAGCAACCTGTCCCATTCGGTTACAATGGTCGTAAGGGTGGCACTCGTGAACAAATACAAAATTGGATGTTACGTGGTTTCAAGGGTGATTTTAAATTGTCCACTATATTAAATGTCTCGGCTAAAAAAACCGCGTCATTTGTTGGTGGTCATTCTAAAGCAAAGCCTGTCTGTTTGCTTGCTCTACTTAACGGCGGTTACTCACCATCGTCCAAGCATTGGGGTACACCATATGTCAAGTTAGTTGTCCAAAAATAACTAACCATCGGGGAGGGTCAACGCTCTCCCCGCACTCTCTCTCCCACACTCTCCCACGATTGAGACTCTCTCTCTTTTTCCTAATCATACTTATGAGTATGATTATACATGATCATAATAGATCAAGGTAGATCGCAAAAATGTTTTTGGGAGATGTGGTAAAAATACAACACTTTAAAATTAATTTAACTTATTTTAAAATTAACTATTGCAATACTGTATACATGCACTATATTAATAGTATACAGCAATTAAGTTGTATTTAAAAAAAGGTGTTAAAATGCAAAATGCAAAAAAACAAAATCCAACTAGTACAGTTGTAAAAAGTGCAACGTTAACTTTTACCAATAACAACGGTGTTGGTGTTAACGGTAAATTGCTTTGGCAATTTATAAATACCCATTGTGGGGGGCAGTTGGCTAACGCTTATGTAAAGGTGCTACCAACTACAAACCTTACTAATGGAAGTTTTACCCAAATTGGTAATAAAGGTGGTAAAGGTAAAATTGCTAGTAGTTTGGGGGGCGTACGCAAGGCAGTGCAAAATTGGTGTTTATTTGGTATAAACCCACAACACGCCAAACAGTATGGGGGCTTTACTATTAATAAAACTAGTAAAAACCTATTACACATATTGGGTAGTGCTACCAAGTGGGGTCACACAAAAACCAACCCAACTTGCGTATTAGCGCTTTTAAATGGTGGGTATAGCCAAAGCAGTAAAAGTTGGGGCAGTAGCTTTATTGCTATAACCAACAAGCAGTAACGCTTAAAAAGGTACTTAGGGGGCAGTTAGCCCCCTACCTTTAAACGCCTACCCCCCACCCCCCAAATTTTTGGGCAGTCTCTGAGCATGCTCCCCATGCGAAGCCTGTTTTGGATAATTCTTCGAGGAGAAAAAACTTATGGACACCCACCCCCCTAAAACCGTAAAAAGTGATTAGGTTCATTGTCAAAATAAAATTTTCGATATATAACAAAACTTATGAGTGTTCACCTCGATACAATCCCTGATGAAAAACTCAGGAACTACGCAAACCTTATAAATAGACATAGAGATATTTCCAACTCTGAAGCATCTCGTGATGATTTTATGACATTTTGTAAAGCTGTATGGCCAGAGTTTATTGAAGGACGCCACCATAAAAAAATGGCAAAGAAGTTTAATGAAATCGCAGAGGGCAAAATAAATCGTTTAATTATCAATATGCCACCAAGACATACGAAGTCCGAATTTGCAAGTTACTTGTTACCAGCTTGGTTGATGGGACGCAAACCTAAATTGAAAATTATGCAGACTACACACACCGCTGAACTTGCTTTCCGTTTTGGTAGAAAAACGCGTAACTTGATGAACCAAGAAGATTATAAAAAAATTTTTCAAAAAGTAAATTTACGTGCGGACAGTCAAGCAGCAGGACGTTGGGAAACGGAAGCTGGCGGCGAATACTTTGCAGCGGGAGTTGGAGGTGCGGTTACTGGACGTGGTGCGGATTTATTAATTATTGATGACCCTCATTCTGAACAAGATGCCCTTTCACCACAGGCAATGGAACATGCTTATGAATGGTATACATCTGGACCACGACAAAGATTGCAGCCAAAAGGTGCGATAGTTATTGTGATGACTCGCTGGGCAGAGAACGATTTAACAGGGAAGTTGATAAAGCAACAAGGAAGAGATGTGTTAGCGGACCAATGGGAATTGATAGAGTTTCCTGCGTTGATGCCAGAAAGCAACAAACCGTTGTGGCCTGAGTTCTGGGATAAAAAAGATTTACTTTCGGTAAAAGGATCACTTTCTGTTGGTAAGTGGGAAGCGCAATGGCAACAGAACCCTACGAGTGAGCAGTCTGCTATTTTAAAACGAGAGTGGTGGAAAACGTGGAAGAAAAAAGAGATGCCTAATTTACAGTATGTGATGCAAAGTTATGATACAGCGTTTAGTAAAAAATCTAATGCGGATTATTCTGCGATTACGACGTGGGGTGTATTTTTCGAAAACGAATCGGGACCGATGAACGTGATTCTGTTGGCTGCGCGAAGAGATAGATGGGATTTTCCAGATTTAAGAAGAATAGCTTTAGAAGAATATAAGTATTGGGATCCTGAATGTGTATTGGTTGAAGCAAAAGCAACAGGTATGCCGTTGACTCAAGAACTGCGGAACATGGGTATTCCTGTCATGAATTATAGCCCAAGTAGAGGTAATGATAAATTTACGCGTGTGAATTCAGTTGCACCATTGTTCGAAAGTGGGTTAGTATGGGCTCCAGATACAAGATGGGCGGAAGAAGTAATAGAAGAGTGTGCTGCTTTCCCAGCTGGAGAACACGATGACTATGTTGATACCGTGACGCAAGCACTGAGAAGATTTAGAGAAGGTGGATTTATTACACACCCAGAAGATTACGAGGAAGATATCGTACAAACTGTAAATAAAAGGAAGTATTACTGATGGCTGAAAACACAAGATTAATCCGACCAACCGCAGTAGATCGTGCATTGGTTGAAGCACCAGAATCATTAGAACCAGAAGAAAATATAGAAACACTTGGCGAAGAAATAGATGTTGAAATAGAACCTGATGAGGAAGGTGGCGTAGAAGTAACTTTTGGCGAGACCGAAGTACAAGTACGCGAAGTAGATGATTTTTATGGAAACATAGCAGAAACATTGGATGATTCGACACTTGACGAAGTTTCAAGATTTGTGTTAGATTCTGCAGAAGATGATAAGTTAAGTCGTAAAGATTGGGAAGAAGGGTACACAAAGGGTTTAGATTTATTAGGGTTGCGTTATGAAAACCGTACAGAACCATTTGATGGATCAACAGGAGTAGTACACCCATTACTTAACGAAGCAGTAACGCAATTTCAAGCTGGTGCATATAAAGAAATGTTACCTGCGACTGGACCAGTACGAGCAAACATCGTAGGAGTATCTAATCAAGAAATAGAACTACAAGCCCAACGCGTACAAGATTACATGAATTATCAAATTATGTACGAAATGGAAGAGTACGAACCAGAATTTGACCAGATGTTATACTTTTTGGGACTAGCGGGAAGTGCTTTTAAAAAAGTTTATAGAGATGAAGTGCTACAAAGACCAGTAAGTAAGTTCGTACCAGCCGAAGACGTATTAGTACCTTATGTAGCAACCGACTTACGATCTGCTGAACGCATAACTCATGTAATTAGAATGAGCGAAAACGAATTACGCAAGTCACAAGTAAATGGTTTTTACAGAGATATTGAACTAAAAGGTGGTTTGGATGAAGGTACATCTGATATTTCTCAAAAATATGACGAATTAGAAGGCGTAAGCAAAACAGATTATGAAAATCAATTCACTTTATACGAGTGCCATTGTAGTTTGGACTTGGAAGGCTACCAAGATACAGATGAAAATGGAGAATCTACAGGAATTAAGCTACCTTACATCGTAACTATTTGTTATGATACACAAGATGTGCTTTCTATACGTCGTAATTACGTAGAAAATGACCCAATTAGGGAAAAAATACGACATTTTGTCCAATATAAGTTTACTCCAGGACTAGGTTTCTATGGTTTTGGCTTAATTCACTTACTTGGCAACTTATCACGTACAGCTACAGCAAATTTACGTCAATTAATTGATGCGGGAACACTTTCAAACATGCCAGCTGGCTTTAAAGCACGAGGTTTACGTATTGCAGACGATGCCGAACCATTGAAACCTGGAGAATTTAGAGATGTTGATGTTCCAGGAGGGGATTTACGTACAAGTTTGATGGCACTACCTTATAAAGAACCATCTGCTACATTATTTCAACTTATGGGTTTTGTAGTAGGAGCAGCAGAAAAATTTATAGGTACTACAGATATGTTAGGTAGTAAATCTCAAGAAATGCCAGTAGGCTCTGTTATTGCTATCCTTGAAAAAGGCGCACGAGTAGTAAGTGCTGTACATAAACGCCTACATTCTAGTTTAAAAACAGAATTACGTATGTTAGGTAAGATTTTTTCACAAGATCCAACACCATATCCTTATGAAGTAGGAACAGATCAACGTATCAAAGCACAAGATTTTGATGAAAAAGTTGATATATTACCTGTAAGTGATCCAAATATATTTAGTATGTCGCAACGTGTAGTAATGGCACAAGAACAATTAAAATTGGCTCAAGCTGCCCCAGAATTACATAATTTATATGAATCATATAAACGTATGTATGAGGCTCTTGGTGTAAAAAATGTAGACCAGATCTTAACACCTCAAAAACCACCAACCCCTAAAGATCCTGCATTAGAAAACCAAGAAGCCTCAAAAGCTGCAACAGGACAAGCAAAAATGCAAGCGTTTCCGCAACAAGACCACGATGCACATATTGCAGTACATCAAGCATATATGGGTTCAAAAGTTGCGCAGATGCAACCAGCAGTTTTACTTACTTTAGAAAAACATATTTTTGAACACCTCGGAATGAAGGCTATGGTAATTGCTCAAACACAAATGCAACCACAGGATATGCAAAACCCAGAAGTTATGGATGCAAAAGTAGCACAGATACAAGCACAGTTGATGGCGGAATACTTACAAAAGAACCCACCACAACCAAACACTGACCCACTTGTTGCAATAAAACAACAAGAAGTTGATATCCGTAAACAAGAATCTCAGCAAGATGCTATGACAGATCAAGCTAAATTACAACTTGACGCACAGAAGTTACAGCAACAAAACGCTATACAACGAGAACGTATTAGCAGCACTGAAGATATAGCAAGTATGAAAGTAAGACTTGCACAAGAACGTCAACAGAATATAATGAAACGAACAGGAGGTTAATTATGAGTAGCGAAAGATTACAACAACTAAAAGATATTATGAAAGATAAACAAGACATAGGGGAAGAAACATCTGCAGAAGAATTAGAAATCCAGCAAATTATGGAGGATAACCCTGTAGAAAGATCTGGTGGATCTAATTCTAAAGGTGAAAAATTTTCTAGTGATGAACAAGAAAAATTAAAAAATGCAATAGAGGACAGAAAAAAAGTTCTTGAAGAATCTAAAGAGGAAAAAAAAGCAGTAGTAGAAAGATCAATGGGTTCTCCAATTACTGGTGAAAAACTTAAAACCGAACAGGGTGGTATATCACGTGGTGGTGGTATCGCTATCAAAGGTGTAAAGTTTAAAGGAGTATTTTAATGGCACTACCTTTAATTGGTTCAGCTGTAGGGTTAGTAGGAGATATTGCTGGAACATGGATGAAAGGTCGTGTACAAAAACAAAAAGCAGAAACAGAAGCAAAAGTAGCTCAAATAAAAGCAAAGGCGGTGGTATATGAAAAACAAGCGACTGGGGAATTGGACATGGAGAAAACCCTCACAGAGCAAATGGGCGGTTCTTGGAAAGACGAAGCGTGGACAATCTTCTTTATTACCGTACTTACTGCCTGTTTCCTCCCTTGGACACAGGGATATGTCAAAGAAGGGTTTTTATTTTTGGATAGTAGCACTCCTGATTGGTTTGCTAATTGTATTTATATTAGTATAGCAGCGAGTTTTGGATACAGAGTTGGTAAAACTGGTGTGAGTATGATAAATTCAGTTAAACGTGCATCGTCTCAACCTGTTAAAAAAGTGAGAAAAAAATGAATGAAAAAAAATTAAAAGGCGTTATAGCTGGGTTAGAAAAAGCCTCTAAACTACATAAGAAACAAGCTGGAATTTTAAAAGGTATGATGAGTAAGAAAAAAACCACAAAAAAATTTAAAACAGGAAAATAAGTGGACGGCCTTTACATTTCAGAAAAATTGCTTAAGATAATAAGAAGTAGAAGTGAAAGTGTCAAAGAAACTCTTGCTTATGGAGCAGTAAAAGACTTTGATGGTTTTAAAGAGTTAAGAGCAAAACTCAATGAACTTGCTTATATTGAACAGGAACTCAAGTCCCTGCTAGAAGGAGAACAAGATGAATAAAACACTTTACGTGCCTCAGCACGTGATGAAGAAAAAACAAGAAGAAAAATCCGTAATAAAAAGACTTCCTAAACCAACAGGCTGGCGTATACTTGTATTACCGTTTTCAATGAAAAAGAAAACAACTTCAGGTTTACATATCCCAGATTCTGTTATTGAAAGGGAAAATATTGCGACTACTTGTGGAAAAGTTTTAAAAGTTGGTCCTTTAGCTTACAGAGATTACGATAAATTTTTAGGTCGTACTTGGTGTAAAGAAGGTGATTGGGTGATTTTCAGTAGATATGCAGGAAGTCGTTTTAAAATTGAAGGTGGCGAATGTAGAATTTTAAACGATGACGAAATACTAGCAACTATCGATAATCCAGAAGATATCATTCATTCATTATAGGAGGACTTATGTCAGAACAAGCACTAAAACAAGAAACCGAAGATGAAGCTGTTGAGGTAAATCTTGATGAAGCAACAACAGAAAAATCAGAAGAAATCAAATCACCAGAGGTAGAAGTTGAAAAAACTGAAGAAAAAACACAAGAAGAAAAAGGTGATGAGCTTGAACAATATTCAGATGGCGTACAAAAAAGAATAAACAAACTTACTGCAAAATTACGCGAGTCTGAAAGAAGAGAACAAGCTACAATGGATTATGCAAAAGGAGTTCAACACGAATTAAAAGAAATCCAAACACAATCCAAAACAATAGATGGTAATTTTGTACAGGAATTTAAAAACAGAGTAACCTTACACGAAGAAGTTTTACAGAAAACTTTACGTGACGCAATTAATGCTGGTGACGTAGATGCACAAGTTAAAACCCAAACAGAACTTGCTAAATTAGCTCAAGACAAACAAACTCTTTTGAAATTAGAAGGAGATCGTGCAAAAGCAAAAGAACAACGAGAAGAAATAGGTAAACAAGTTCCACAAAGACCAACAGCGCAGCCACAAAAAGCTGATCCAAAAGCGACTAGTTGGGCTGCTAAAAACGAATGGTTTGGAGCAGATGAACCTATGACTCTTACTGCTTTTAGCATACACAATAGGTTAGTAAAAGAAGAAGGTTGGGATCCTCAAAGCGATGATTATTATAATGAACTTGATAAACGTATGCGCGCGGAGTTTCCTCATAAATTTGGAACAGCGCCACAACCTAGAGCAAATACTG